TGAACTGACCTGGAAAATCAAGTGTTCCGTATGACTGCCAATATACATTGAACCCTGGTTGAGAATTGTTCAAGATGTCGTTCACTACTGACGTGACATTTTCGGGGAACTGTGATGGGTCGTATCCATTCAGAACAAGTTGCTGTGAAGGTGTCCACACAAGATGCTGCTGTCCGACCGAGTCAATCATGTACATCCTATTGAGAAAACTCAGATCGTCAACAAGGAAATTCTGAAGACTGAATGTAAAGTAATAGATGTTCGGGATACTTTGCGTGACGTGTTGCAATGGTTTGCAATTGTCTATATAGATCCTAGATCTTTGATTTACCAGGTACATATAATCGCTTGGGAATTGAAAAGTGTCTACGAATATTCCATCCATGACCTCTTCTTTGAAGATCACTGAATCTTCATATTCCACTAAGAGGGATCTGAGTTCATCGATCCTTTTCTGACTTTGCTCAAATCCCTCTTGGTAGATGTTGTTCTTTCCGTAACGTTGATCGATGAAACGCTGCATTGCCCGGTTCAGTTCAATGTCTATCTCCTGCGGCAGGAATTGATCATCCCTTTCACTGTGGACCTTATCCATTCCCTGTTTCCAGGCTATGTGCATTTCAAGTACGTTCATCGTATCATTTCACGGTGTTTGGTTCTCAGGATATTCAGAAGTCCTGAGTTCTTCGCGTTCTTAAAGAACGTGATGGCCTCTTCCTCACTGTTTGCCAGTGTGTCGTTCCCATGTACAAAGGACGGACCGACCTTTAAAAGGACGCCTGAACTGACAAATGAAGAAATCTCTGCACGCATGTCAAGATCCTTGTCCAATGCGGCATCCAAAAACTTTTTCGGTTGTCCCTGCTTGATGTCGAACAGCATGTTCTCAATGCTCTCCTTATCATAGCTTTCTGTCTTCACATTCGAAAGGACCTGAAGAAGATTCCTCATTCGATCAATATCCTCTGTTGCTTTGATAAACTCCCTGTCAGCCTGCTTGGCCACCTGTACATTCACGTTCTTCTTAGATGTCTCCTTCTTAGGATCCATAATGTAGAACTTCTTTGTCGGATTCTTCATCATTTCTGATTCAGAGTTTGCAACAAGCAAGTGTCTTTTTGCAAAGTTGTATGTAATGAAGTCAGTAATGTTCAATGGCCATCCATCCTGATCGACCCCTATCTCAAGTCTTACCCCTGTGAAGCCTACAGTGATACGAAGTTCCGCCCAGAATTTACGCACGTGTTTTGACCAGTCCCTATCTTCAGGGTCCACATCCAACATTCCATTCAGATACTTCTTTTCGTCTTCCGATGAATCGAACCCTCTGAGCGGTTGTCTGTTCACAAAGATGCTTGATAATTTCGTAGTGGCCTCTGCTTGTACCTCTTTCGGTAAGTGTCCCCCTAAAGGACGTCTTCGAAGAAATACTTCGTGAGAGCCGTATTCCACTTCCCGTATCGGACTTTTTGTTTTCGGAGTGTCCAATACTTCCTCCGTTCCTGTGGCTTCCGCCGTTGACTTTTTTGTCATGATTCTTTACAGTTATTATTTGTGAGTATTTGCCCCGGGCTGGAAAGAATAACTCCCCCGGGAAGGGGCGGAGCAGGACCGAAGTCCCACCCCGCGGAGTTTCAATTTAGCTTGCTACACACTGTAGATCCAAGCTTGTGTCGAATCTACGTAGTGATATACCAGCTGTCTTCAACATGTGAACAGAAGCACCGTCCACATCAGAAGCACGTGATGTATTCGCATCGAATCCACGTGGCACAACAGATCCGGCAACCGCCCATCTCATGTACTCACGTCCTTTCTTGCTGATCATCTGAAGGTTTGATTGACCATCGTAAGACGACTGATCAACGAATACCATTCGGTATGACTCAAGAGAGTAACCTGTCACTGGGTGCAATGCACGTGCTCGGGCAACAGGACCGTGGTCGAACAATGGCATCTTAATGACATTCACTGAATGACCATCGATGTGCTCGTAAGACTTGAAGTACCCTGTCAGTCCAAGTGAACGACCTGAACCAGTGATGAAACGTGTTTCACCGCTTACCTTCCAAGTGTTGCTTGCAAAGTGGTTCTTCAATGCCTCATCGAACTCACGCATACCACCTGTACCTGTGTATAGGTTCACTTGCTTCTTGTTGGCGTCCGTCATTCCGTAGAAAAGGTCACCGATAACGTTCTTCAAGTGTGTCTCACTCAAGGTAGAGTAGGTCTCCTGGTTGATGATCTGCTCAAGAAGTCCAGGACCGATAACAACCGGCTGTCCGTTCTCGTCCTTCATGTTCACAACACCATCAGAACCGTAGGTCTTCTGGCCATACCAGTAGTACATTTCACACTCTTCCTTGAAAGAAAGCATGTGCTGATACTCTTCGTAGTCCATCCAAAGCTTGGTAGTTGAACCACCTTTCTTCGGTAGTGAGAACTCAGCAACGTAATCCTTTGCGTTTCCTGACATGTGGTAAGACTTACGCACGGTTGTCAATTTGTTACGCACTTTGCCTGGTGATTGCCAGTTAGAAGCGTTTCCACGAGAGAAGTCAACTCCTACAGGCGCATACAACTGGGCCCAAAGATCACCTGCGTTGAAGCCTGTTGTTAGTACAGCTGCACTGTCAGGATTCACAAGTTGAACCTTATACGTGTAAGAACCGCCCGAGATGGATTCCTTAGGCTCCTCCATGATACGTACCTGCTCTCCTGCAGAGTTTACAAGAACGTAAGGGAATACGAACCATTTGTCCGGGAACTCAAGTTCGAATGTCGCACCTCCTTGTCCAAGGTTGGCACCGGCATTGGTCACGTGCACTGGGCGCGTCATCAATTTACGGGTCTGGATACGATACTCGTATTCCAAATTGTCAATGGACATGGTGTTGCCCATTCCTTCGGAAAGGAACGACAATGGGAATCGCATATCATCCTTACCCGCAAGGTGGGTGATGATAGGAGACAGCTCCGTTGGTTTTGTCAAAAGCGCATTCGACAGACTGTTCATGTCGGTCATCTGCGAATCATTGAAGACAGTTCTCTGTACTGAGATGTTCTGTCCTCCGATAGGTGAAGTGATCATATTATATCAATTTACTGGGTTAAACATTGCTTTTAAAACAGTCCGTCCACCGAAATGTCCTCGATCGCTTGCGATCTCTGGCCACCTCTGATGCTTGGATCCGATTTTCCCCCTTTCACCTTCCCGGATGAGTTTTTCAGACGGTCTTTCAGCGACATGGCTGCTGCCGTCTTTGCTTTCGTGTCAAGGATCTTTGACATGTCCTTTCCCTTATAAAGGAAGAAGTCCATTGCAAGTTGCTGCTCCAATGACAGTTTTCCTGCGTCAAGATCCCTTTGAGTATATCCTTCCCGTGTCACCGGTTTGGATATATAGTCAATGAACTTTGACCTGTCTCTTTCAGAGATCGGAATACCTGCAAGATCCGTTGCTTTTGTCACGGTGTCACGAACAGTATTCCATGTCTGTTCTGCTTCCTGCTGTCTGCGATTAGACTCTGCTCTCTGCTGCTCAAGAAGTTGCTTTTTCTTTGCGTCCTGAGCCTTTGCCAATGCATTCTTTGCTGCAATTGCCTTGTCGTAGAGTTGATCCTTGTCCTCATAGGTCTCGATCATGTCATCTATGAACGCTTCCTCATCACCTCTTGCTTTGAAGTATGTTTTCAGGATCTCTTTCTGCTTCTGTACGTCAGAATCATTGATCTCCATACTTGCATAAGTGGTCTCTCCTTGCGTTGCCATGAACCTGTTCGGATCTCCCCCGGCCATTACAAAGTCCAAGTGTTGCTTTACCGTAGGATGATTACTGAAGATCGCCTCCAGTGTTTCCTCAGCTATTTTTTCACTTGCAGCCTTTGTAAGTTCGATTATGCCTTCTGTCGAGTCTTCAAAATCTCCTTCGACCTCGTATCCGAGTTTCGATATGATCTCTGATACCAAGGATTCTTCTTCAGTATCATTGTTCTCTACGCTGGCCTCAGATTCAGGCTCACTTTCCTTTCCATATGTTCCAGAACGTACAGGATCCTGGATATCTTCCAGTTCCTCTTTCTTTTCTGCAGGTTCATCAACTGGCTCTTCGGCCTTTCGTTCTTCCGCAGGTGTTTCTTCTACCTTCCCGGTATCCAAGTCTTCGATCGCATCGATGTTAAACTCGATGTCCAATCCGTCATTTAGGTCTTTCTCC